AGGTAATGAATATTACTGTTATCGGAACGAGTATGATAGTGGCCGCTGCAAACAACGTCAAACTTATCGAAGATCTTAGGATCGTCACCATGGTCGCTAACATGCCCCCTGTACATCTCAAAACCGTTTAACTCCAGATGTCCCATGACAACAGAAGATTTTGAATTTTTAATCGCTTGTAATGAAGCATCCCTATTATCATCACATATCCAGGGTACAAGCAACATGCCGATGCCACCTATATTGATTTCTGTCGGTTGAATGTATATCTGTATGTTATGATACTTATAACTGAGCAATTCATCCAGCGCGTTTACATCATTAGTATTCTTATAGAAAGTATCATGATTGCCAGCGATGATATGCAGATCAAGTCCTTTTGTCATCATAGGATCTAAGAAATCATCCCTAAGGCGCTTGGCAGTTAGATAGTTAATATACTTGCGACGATCAACGAGATCCCCAAGATGAATAACAGTATCAATGCTTTCTCTAGCAAGGACGGGCCAAAAGACTTCATCTAAGAACCTCTTCATCTGATTGTGCATGATCTGAGAATCGTTTCTGATCCCCCAGTGAGTATCCGTAATTAATGCTATTTTCATTATCTACTGACGCTTTTCTTTTTAACAGGAACTGTAAACGCAGGCCTACTATTGGATTTCTTTAAAACATCTTCACAATAATCTCTGATGGTCTCTAGACGACTCTTATAAGCATCTTTCATATGATCTTGTTTGGATGTAAAAAGGTTCTCGGCACAGTCGATGATGACTTGTGGAACCATGTGCATGTTATTCTGGTTCATTGATAAACTTCTCCAATCCTGTTTCTTTCTTGATCTTGGTTTTCAGTTTCTTTTCTTCTTGCTTCTTGTCATAGGATGTAACAAGGTTATTCATGTACTCATTGTTAAGATCTACGTTAACAGATCTTGTCTCTTCGCCCACTGCTTGTTCTGCCAGCATACCTTCAAAGTAGAAATTCTCCAGGGTCTTTTGTTTGATATACAGATGTTTCTTCTCATGTTCGATGCGTCTCAAGAAAGCATAATATATGATCTGAGTGAAATATGCAAACGGATTATTGGACTTCTCAGGATTAAAATTATTGATGTAGGTTATGCAGTTCTCCAACCCGTCAGCAACCATGTCTTCTCGGAACGTATAGTTCACGAAGTTGGGTTTGTATGAGAGATGATTGGCGATCTTGTACAGGCATTCACCGATGTAAGGCGGGATCCGCGGTTTGGGTTTATCTTCTGCCTTGGCAGCATCAACATCATTTTTATACTGTAATATGACTGTAAAAAACTTCTTGTTGTCTACATAGTGAACGCTGGGTTTCTTAGCCATTTTTTAAATTTCCATGTTGTAAATTTTGTAATTAAAATTCTCACTATTATATATTTCTAATCTTTCCAATAGATGTTGCAATGTAAAATTAGTATGCGTCTTGTATTTTAGATCATCTGCGATATCATAAACCGTAACAGCGTCTTTGCTGTCCGATGTTCTCAATCCGCGACCAATGGATTGTAGTACTCTAATACGAGACTTAGAAGGGCTAGCAAGAATAACGTTATGAAGATTGCGTATGTTAATACCGGTCGAAAAAGTTCCATAGCTAGCAACAATAATAGCATCATTTTCTTTCTCAACGATAGATCTAACCTGTTCACGTTCTTCAGCATCAACACCTCCATGGATAAAAAATATTTTACGATCAGTATTTTTCTTATATATCATATCATATACTATTTTTCCATGTTTGTCAACAAATTGATACAATACTAATGTATTTCCTTTGATAGACGAGGCGAGATTCGTAATAAATTTATTACGAGCTTCGTATCTTACAAGAAAATCTATCTCTGTCTGATAGTCATAATCTTTACATTGTTTCCTTATTTCTTGTGAATACTGTAAGATAAGAGTTTTAATCTTTAATTCTGCGACATGTCCCTGTTCCATCAATTTGTTTGTTGTGGTCACTTGTTTAACAGGACCAAACAAACCTTCTAGTGTTGTCTTATTGGTGAGTGAGTCATCAAGAGTACCAGTAAATCCAAAACGATAGGGACAGTTATGTAATTTCTCCATGATGCTGGTCAACGACTTGGCTTTGAACTGGTGTGCTTCGTCACCTATCACAAGTTTGAACTGATCAAACCATGTTCTGTGCATCTTAAAGATAGATTGCCAGGTGGATATTGTTATGGGCTTGTCTGTCTGTTTATCTTGGCCAGCGTAGATGCTATGCACTTTGCTACCGCTGTCGAATCCATAGTCAGCAAAATCTGTTGCCAACTGACTCACGAGCGAAGTTGTAGGTACAACTATCAGGGTCTTTTCATTATAATATCTTATTATGAGATAGATGATGAACGATTTACCTGATGCTGTAGGAGATAAGAATACAGCCCTGTTCTTGCTGACGGCATGACGGAATGCCTCTATCTGATAGTCTCTGGGGGTTATCTTTAATTTACAGTATTCTAAGAAACTTGTGACAAGATCATCCGTGATCTGATATGTGTGTATGAGTTCAGGATCTACTTCTACTTGATAATTGCGGGAAGCAGCAAACTCTGATATGTTCTGAACAAGGCCGGCATATGTCAATCCAGTCATGGTATTATAGAGACGGATCTTGCCATCCCAATACTTGTTGCGTACAGCAGGCATGAAACTTGCACCGGGTACTGTAAATGTCAGATGATCTGAGAGTTCTTGAGCTATCGAAGGCTCACAGTTTACTCTGATGTAGACTTCGTTAACTTTTACGATATGCAGCTTATCTATTACGCACCCACCTTGAATTTTTCATAATCTATCGCGGCTTTAATTAAAAATCCTCTATTATTTATGGCTTTAATAATCGACTCTAACGCATCGACTTTCTCTTGCTGTACGGACATCTTGAGATTGCTTCTGATCATATCTTTATCAGAATCCAGGTACATGTGTACGTCTGACTTCAGGATAGACAGGCGGAAAGGATCCCAACCCCGTTCTTTCAGGTCTTCTTCTGGCAGGATACCGCGATAATAGTCATGCTTTAACTTGGAGAGCTCTTTGCGATCTTCTTCCATCTTACGAAGGACCAGTCTCTCTTCAGAAAAATGCCTCAGATATTTGCTGTGCATCTTGGGTAACTTCAGGCTCTCCTCACCCAATTCAGTCCTATCCATCTCACAATCTATAGCCCACATGTTCAGAACATCATCAAGCGTCATAATAATCCTTTAGAGTTTTGTTACCTTGAATATCTTATACTTGAACGTCACGGTGTTGGTCACATAATTGACATCTGTGTCAGTCGTATTGAAGTTGATATCACCTATAGATGTCGGAAACAGATCCTGAAACAATATCTCTACATTGGGTATGTAAGAACTATTGAATATCATCAGTGTAGCATCCGAGATCACTGTCTCTTTATTTCCTGTCTTGGCACCTCTCAGTTGGCTATAATCATAGAAAGATTCAGGATGTCCCAGAGCTTTCAACCAATTATAAACTTCAAAGTAATTGGAAAAATCTTCATCTACCTTGAACGTCATCTGAAAATCGCCATATACCAATTTATCACCCGCAAACGGGAGCATCTTGAATGGCGTGGGTACTTCTGTGAATCCCAGTTCCACAGAAGGTATGTTGACTGCTGTAGCAAAGAAATTCAATGTGGGAGCTCTTGCCAACGTGAACTTGAATGCTAACGGCGAAAGAAAATTTATGTTATCAGGTTGACTGGTTAGTAAAGGCATAAAATACTCCTGCACAAGGTACAAGAGTATTTATGTCTCATTCAAAATTTATAGCAAAGGTTAGGTTTTGTTAGGAACCCTGCCAGAAATCAAAAACCACAAAAGTGTTGTTGCTAACCAGGTATTAAAATCCATGGGAATAGCCAGCACAGGGAACACCGTATTCAATGCCCAGATTGCCGCTAATGGGACTAGTGCGAATACGATGATAGACAACACAACTATTCCAGCGACGTTGGCCATTTTAAAAGATTCTTTCATGTTATTTTCCTCTCAGTTTACCATCTTGTGTGATTTAGCAGATTTAGCTGCTTGCTTAGTTTTATGCTCTTCTAATAGCGTTTCTTGCTCTTTTGCTAGCTTAGCAACAGAGGCATTGTGTTTATCTTGTTTAACAGCTTCTGCTTTCAGTTTCTCGTCTTGTATCACGAGCTCAATGAGGTTGCCCATCATTATCCAGAATGCTACAGCAGCAATCAATACGCTGATGACTACGAACGTCATTAACATCTCATATCTCCGTCACTAGATAAACTTCATCAAATTCTTCTAAGAGATGCCTGACAGATTTTCCATCAATTCCGATATTATCGACCCATCTCTCATCATATTCGACAGTCGCCCATCCACGTTCCCAGATCAAACGCTTGCCTACTAGATTAAACAACATGTAATTGTTGAAACTAAGCTGAAAAAGTGTTTTCAATTTTCCTCCTTACCAAAAAAAGCAAATCCGATTGCCATCAGGATCGTCATTCCAATAAAAGGTCCAAACATGACCAGGCCTTCAAATGCTGTGAGCGTGATATTAGGTCCCATGACTATTAGCCCTCGATCTTTT